TTCAATCAAAGATACTAAAATTTTTGATAAAAAGTACTTTCAGACAAACAAAAAAACCGCAAGCTAGTGCCTGCGGTTTTAGTGTAATCTATTTTGCTTTCTAGTAAATGTAATTTAGTCTACAGTACCCCATAGAGTGATACGGTTGCCAGCCTCGTCAGTTTGTCCGATAGCCATATAGTTTCGGCTGCCAGAGGCACCTACAAAACTGATCCAACGGTAGCCATTAGCTGAGCCTTTAGAGTCGTATTGAACGGTTTCTCCTGGTTCATAAACTGCCACGACATCACTTGTTAGGTTTGGAGCACGTCGTACATTGATATGAGCCTCACCGACTGTAAATGTACCATCTTCTTCCTCAAGGGTAATCTCGTCAGTCGTTGGCTCTGTTTCAACTTCTGAGACGTCGTCCGTGCCGCCCTCGTAAGGAGGTACGATATAACCAACGATTTCCCCAACTGTTCGCTCATGATAACGAGCAGGGCCGCCGACTTCCAAAAAGTCCCAGTTTCCGTCAATGTTTTGCTCAATGGTCTTGACAGTCAAGCCGTCACTATCTTCAACAGTAAGACCTGTATGGCCGTAGTTGACACCGTCTCCAGCTACAAAGCTCTTGACGAAGATCCAGCCAGCCTCAGGATAAGCAACATCATAACGGACATCTACTCCTTGACTTTCTGCTGATGCTAGCAAGTCATAGGCATTTCCATAAAGGCGGACGTCGAAAAATTGACGCATGATGTAACATGGCAGGTCTGCGCACTGCGTACCATACGCACCGTCGTTATCCACGCCCATCCCACTATTTGCTAGATTGTGAGCAAATTGTAATACTTCTGCTTTACTTGACATATCTTATCCTTTCTTTGGTGTGTCGTAGTCCAGAGCTTGCGTACTATCAGACAAGCCTGAGGTAGTAGGGTCAGAAACAACCCCGATCAATACAAGCAATGTAAGAGCTGTATTAGCTACATCATTGATGTTGTCAGGCAATTTAAAGCCTAGTTGTTGCGCTAGCAAGATTGCTGTAGCAACGATAGCAGCAAGAGTCGCTTTATTCTTAAAGCGTAGTTTCCAGTTGATTTTCATGATTTCATTTCCTCTCTTTAATCATTGTTTTTAGTTCCCTGACATCTTCCGTCAGGTTTTTCATTTGTTCGGTCATAGCCACTAGGGCCTGATTTTGCTTGTCATGGTCATCTAGTCGGCGTGTGTGTTCCTTGATGATTTGCTCATTAAAGGAGATTTTGAGCTCAAGAGTATTGATCTTTGTAGCTTGCTCAATACTCTTAGCTTTCAATACACTATAGAAACCGTAGACGGTAATGACAAAGCCTACAATAGTGATCAACGCTTGATACTCAGGTTTCAAATGCTCCCCCTCCTTATTCTTTGGTAAGCTCTGCTAGGATTTCGTCATCTTCAACCATGAGGGCGATTTGCTGTTTTACCTTAGCCTTTAGTACTTTAGGCACTTTTGCGAATGGGTAAGTACCAGCTACTACGTTTACTGCATATAATTTGATCATCATGTCTTTTCCTCTTTTCAATTCTTCTTTAAAATCACTGAGTTTCAGTGGTACCAGTTTCAGCAAGGTCTTCATCTGTTAATAACCCCTTTTCATTTAGTTTGAAAATTACGCTCATTAGCGTAACCTGAGCCATTTGTGACTGTGTTTTTTGGGTGGCCATTTGTGACTCCATTGCTGCGATAGTTTTATTAGCTTTCTCTATCAATTTGTCATACTCAGCAATTTTCTCACCTAGCGTGTTGAATTTCTCGTTTTCAGCACGCTGTGGAAAGTTTTCCTGATACAAAACTTCAAGAGCCATTTCAAACAGCTCCGTATTTGACAAACCGATTTTGTCAGCTGGTAGAAAGACAGGTACATAAGCACCGTCTGAGTTAACCAGCGTGATTTTGGTGGCGGACGCGGCTCCGCTTGCATCGTATTCCTGTGACTTTGTGCCATACTCTAATTTCATGCTTTCTCCTTTTTAAATTTTGAACGAAATATTGTCAACGTTTAACCAAGTGGCGTCAACGTTCCCCTTTACGACTACATTACCGCTCGGATAGATACCTAAAACAGCAGAGCCATAGTCATTGTTTAAAGCGATTTTGAATAACGTTGTGGATGGTCTGAAATTTTCAGGTAAAGTAAAGATGATTGACTCACGGGTAGTCTTTCCGCCTTTACAAGTCCCTTTTAAATACACAATACCGTCAAAAGTTTTTGAAAATTGGACATTTCCATAGTCCCTATGATGACTCCACCCATTTTGTAAATTGGCATTTTGCCAAGGTATTCCTTGAGTGTATTTTTGCATATCATTTTTAGATACGTATTGTATCCAATTCTCCCAGTCATCAACCGTCTTAGACCATCTATGATGTCTGAAATAGACCTGTCCATTATTCCCATAGAATAGCTGAATGGCCTCTTTATAGTCGCCATCATTTTTTCCGTAGTTACTGTAATGAAAAAGATGGCCCCACTGCCCATTTGGATTTCCTCTGGCTGTTCTATCAATGTAATACTGACCAGGCCGATCTAGTAGATTGACATTGGTCACGTTAGGCCTGCCATCAAACCACAGAGGGCCTCCATTGTTATTCGTCAGCTGATATTGCTGAATAGGCTGGTCATTGGCGTATATATCACCTTTCACATCCAAGGCTCCACGCTCACGAATTTTATTGACCCCAACTCCTGATCTGTCGTAAGACAAAACCACGCTTTCCGTGGCCACGTTGACCATGAAATCAGTACGAGTGAATTTGTCCTCAAGTGTGCCAATAACAACCCACGACTGATTGGCTAGATAATTGCCTGCAAGATTAGCCTGTGAATTGACTAGACTTGAGATACTTGTCCAGGATCCAGTGGCTGGCCCTGAGTCCACTTGGAAGTTAGTAGTCCCAAGCTGAGCAACTTTGAAAGTCAAGGTCATTGCGTTCTTTTGACTTCCTGATACTGTCAAAGGGGCAATCTTAGCATTTCTAGTGACCGTCAATGTGCTAGAGGTTGAGCCTGTTCTTGCTATGCTAAAGCTAAGAGCAGGGGCAAAATACTCAAGCACGGTTACAGAGACCTCTTTAGTATCAGACCATCTACCACGGCTATCAGAGACACTTGCTCTGATTTTGATGGTGCCGTGATAATTCATAATGCCAAGACTGCCACCATTTGAACTTGTGGATTGGTTCTTGCCAATAATCTCAGCATAGTATCCAGTGATGGATGAGCCGTAGGAGCCGACTGCGCCATTAAACGCTACTTTGATGTTAGAGATTACTTGGATGAACGTGTTTCCGCTTGGGATGAGATTTTGAGCAGCACCATTCAAGTCTGACAATGAAACCCCTGTAAAAGTGGGCTTGACATTGGTTGGCACGCTAGCTGTTAGTGTGGTTGACTGTGTACCTGTCTTAGTAGATCCTGAGTAGGTATCTACATAGATAGTACCTGTCCCACTCGCTGAGTTTGGAATATCGTTAGCAAAATCAAGAGGTATCGTCCAGCTAGTGGATGTGTCTACATTGCTTGCAATCGTTCCGCTCTTGCCAGACCAGGAATAGCGCACTGTATGCTTAAAGCTGGAGCTCTGACGATTGATATTGATAGTAACCGCACTACCAATGACTCCAGCGCTCACGCTTACAGAGCTAGAGCGTGGTATAGTCGTCAGGCTAAGACTTGCTGATACTGTGATAGTCCCATGCAGGCCATTATTCGGATTGAACGTGCATGATATAGGTAAGGTCTTAGTCCCATCCGCATTGTGGCTGATTGTACTTGACCCACTAGCAAGAGTGTACTCCTCGCCTGATGTTTCCCACGTTGGGTAGCTGTAATGCACGTTTCGACCGTCTAAATTGAGAGACAAAGTACTGTCTCCTTGATGGTTATGAGTGTAATAGGCGCCTGTACGACTGACTGTCATCCTCCAGTTGACGGTTGATGTGTTAGCTGTGATACTCTGAGAGCCTTGGTCTACATAAACATTGAGATACAAGCTCCCACTTGAGTTACTAAATTTAGCCATTTTACTCCTTTCTATCCTACATAACGAATGACGTTCATGTCAGGGTTGATATGATATTGTTCCTCTCTAAAACGTCCAATCTGGATTGTTTTAGAGAAAATACCATTCTCGATATGAATGACCCCTTGTGAAATATACATGACCTCAACCCCTGCTGAATACATTGAAATTCGTCCGTTAGGATTGAACATCATGCTAGAGCTACCGTCATTCTTACCAATCACAAGCCCCTCATTTGAGGAACTCATATAGGTATCGATGAAATTCCAACGGTCAGACAATTCTCCAAGATCCTTAGCAATGTTAGAAACACGCTGACTAGCTGAAATCAAATCTTTCTCAGCTTGTGCTCTTGCGGTCTCATTTGCATTGACAAAGTCCTTATAAGCCTTTATCCAGTTATCAAGTGTATCAGCGCTAGCCTTAGCCTCAAGCTCTGCTTGAATAATTCCAGCCTTTTCATTGAGAGCATTGAGTTGCTCCTGAGTCAATGCTTGATCAGCTTTAGAGTTGATAGTCTCTTGCACGTCTTCGTCTGATAATCTAAAATCAGTCATTACATTGCCGATTTCAACCTGAGCGTCCGTAACATACAAATTAACAATCTTGTCATATCCGACATAGAGCATGACTGTTATTGAGTCAAAAGGTATATTGTGCTTTGCTGATAGAGAAAAGCGTTGGTACTTGTCTGTGATTTTTGAAGCAGGTATATCAATCCATGATTGTCTGGCGATGACTCCATCTTTCATGAAATGAAGTCCGATATGGGCTTCTTGAGGCGCTCCATCTTTCGCAAACAATGCTGAAACAGTGACTGGAGTGTCTGCTGGTTGAGACAATGGAATTTTTTGATATATCCCTTTCCAGCGAGGAATAACAGTGTTATTCTCGCTAAACATATGTAAGCCTGGTCTGCCTTTATTAGACATAGAGTGAGCGAAATTATAAGCTAGTCCATTTACAGAGGCTCTGCTCCACTTGTTCTCCCCAGAAAGAAATGAGGCGTTTCTGATATAGTTTTTAGCTCCAATACTCACATTCTCAAAAAGAGCTGTCCACTTGTACCTTGCAGGATCCTGACTGTCAGCCTCGTTAAAATCCGTCAGCGTACCTAAATAGCGCTTATTTGTGCTATCTGTTGTACTAAAACCATCACGACCATCAGCAGAGTTAGCCCACGCCCTGTGAAAATAAGGTGTACGCCCATCTGCTCCAGGCCTACCTGGAATACCTTGAGGGCCGTCCTTACCGTTTTCTCCTTTTGGACCTTGCCATTTACTCCAGCGATAGTCAGCAGGATTGGCACTGTCAGTTGAGTTAAAATCAACGTACACTCCTATATAAGCCTTGTCAGCGTTAGTCTGGCTAAATCCACTACCTGAGATAGTATCAGCATAAGCTATATGAGTGTACTGTGTACGTCCATCAGCTCCTTTAGGCCCTGGAATACCTTGGTCACCTTTGGCTCCTTGCAAACCTTGGAGTCCTTGGAGTCCACGTTCTCCACGCTCACCTTTCTCCCCTCGGTCTCCTTTAGGACCTATTGCTCCCTGTGGTCCAGGGTCACCTTTCGGGCCTGTATCCCCTTTTTGACCTTGTAGCCCATCTGATGTATTGATGAGAGTCAACTGCTCAGATGATACCTCTTTGTTATCCACCCAGGCTGAAACTGTCAAAACCATCTTTTGATTGATGTCGGCAGCCCTCACAATGTAACTAGAGCTTGTAGCCTTGATTACACCATCCACAACCCAACGCCAGCCGCTGTTGATGACCTTGTTACCTCGCATTAAAGTAGGGGTCACAATAGTCTGACCTTGGCCATTCTTAAAGGCTATACCGTTGTCTGTAGCTAGCTTGATAGTGTAGGGCTTAGCGTCCTCTATCATTCTGTCTAGCTGTTGCTGAATGCCTTGAGATAGACGATTTTCAAGCGCCTTAGCATTTGAAAAAGTCGTTTTATTGTTTCTAGGATTGGTAAAGCTGATGACTTGCTCAGATACCCTCATCTCAAGCAAGAGAGTAGGGCTAAAGCCGTCATCATAGACTTTTACTGTGTCTCCTATTTCAAGATCCGCAAAGCCCTCAGCCTCATAAGTGACTGCTGGGTAACAGTTCTTTTTGAGTTCACGGTAGGCTGTTGAGCGGATGACCTCAGGGTTTGAACTCTCTACCGTCATGTCCTTTCTCGTCCACTGGTCACGGTCGCCTGTCGAGTGAGTGAAAGTAGACGGATACATCTGCATAGAAAGAGGGGCATACAATGCAGCCCCTGACTGGTAGAACTCACGTTCTCCCTTTGCGTTGTTGACTGACCAAGGCCCAAGACCCCTAATATCAACTACGTTACCTTTGTCGTCCTTACCTGTAGGGACAACCGTGTTATAGATCCCAGTTTTGTCAATCGTCCTAGTGATTGTCTTGAGATTTTTCCCATACTTCAAGATTTTTGGACTAATTTGACCTACCCCTTGATGGGTGTCATCATGCTCATGATAGACATTGACTGTAAATGACTTGATAGAGCTGTCAGCGTTGAGACGTGTGTCAAACTCAATTTCTGCGCCAAATTTCTTAGCCAGACTAAGTAGTCTGTTGAGTTTGGTGTCTGTGCCCTCCCACTCAGCAGAGATTTTCTTATTAGCAACCTCATTGATACCGATTTTCAAGAAAGTATAGTTGAGCAAGTCCATTTCCTCACAAAATTCCTTAAAGCTCATAGCTTTAGGGGACTTGTAAGGAATAGAGTACTCATTGATCAGCTCAAGGTTTAAGTTGATACTATAACACTTGATAACTTTCTCATTTTCCTCAATTTTTCGGATGGTGTGTAGGTAAGTTCTGCCCTTATATCTGAATGAAACAAAGGCTTTCTCATTGAGAGAGTTATAGGCCCTCTTTTTGCCTACATCTGAGATAATTGCCTTTTTAAAGACTGTAAAATCAAAGGTACTAGAACCAGTTTCCAGGTATCTTGTCCAGGTGTCATTGAAATAGTTCAATGTATCCTGTTTGTTATTGTCGATAAAAGCCACTTTTCTCAAATTTGAGTCATGTATTGTCAATAACATTGTTATAGATACCTTTCTTTAAATTCTACTTTGACAGTGGGTTTGGTCTTGACCCAACTTGAGCAATAGACTTCAAGCTGACTGTTTCCAGGTGGAATAGTCAAGAAACTTGAGCCATCCACTACATCCACAATCTTCTCAAGACCGTCCACAGTGACAGTGTCATTCTCGCTGTTTAGCACGACATTTGAACCGATTGGATAACGGTTAGGCACATCTCCTATTGTTGGGACAAAATCCTTACGGTATAAGAGTTCATCAAGATACATGTGAGCCAGGATAGGCTTGTCATGATACGCTCCAAGCATGACGTGGATTTTAGCTGACTTTCGGCCTTTAATTTCAGGAATGATAAAGCTGTAATGAGAGCCTTTGTAGTAAACCTGGAGCCTGTCATCATTGCGCTTGAGTTCAAACTGACCTTTGGTTGATGAAAAGGGGTTTAAATCACTGCCAGAGGTGCCTATGAAATTCCAGCACTTAAGAAAGTAATAGCTCCCCTTCCCATCAGAACCAAACACATTAAACTCACAATCCTGTCCTTGTGTTCGCTTGAATGTTTCAAAACCATACAAAAACTGACCATTTGTGTCTGATACTGTAATCTTGATAAATCCATATTGATTAGCTGCATTAGATACGAATATCTGTTTACCTGTGATGTAGTCATCAAGCGAGCCAACAGCGCCAGCGCTGTCTATTGGGACGTCCCATGATAGAGATGTAGCATAGTTCCCATATTTGCCAGGTGTGGTTTGATCTTTTAGTCTAATGTGTTTCTTATTCCACAATGTAGTTAGCTCAGAAGTCCCTACCACATTCTCGCCATTATCGTTAGTCACAGCCTTATTTTTAGTAGCTCTTGCAAAACCGTTTGAAATTCTATCTTCTCTAAAATCAATCAATACCTCTGACCGCTTAACTATGCCTATATCAGCCTCTTCACGATCACCAACCTCAAGAGCTCCACTAGCATTAACTAGACCAATATAGCCGTTCTCGGTGTTATTCTTAACCGTAACGACAGGAAAAGCTGGGACGTTGCCATTATTGACCAAATTAAAAACAACCTTGTCAGGTTGCTCTTGTCCGTTATCAAAGCGCTTATAGGTTGATCCGTGAGCTACTCCGTCAGGGATAATCAGGTCAAAACTGCCCTTTTGAAACCATCTAGTAATGTTGTCCATGTCCACAGAGCCAGATACTAGGCCCATGTAGTACTTGTCAGGCTCGTCTGAAATGACGATCTTGACAGCCTCTGAGGTGTTTAAAATGCCAGCTAGTTTGTGCTTAGCCGTTTCAAGTGTCATGCCGTTGCCATATTGCATAGCAAACTTGACTTTGATGGTTTTGGCGCCTGTTCGCACTTCTTGGAGATTAACTCCGACAAGTGGAGCGTCATTTGTGACAACGTGGCGCTCATTTCCTACTGGACGAATGATGTCTATAATGTCAATAACCTCAGAGAGGTCAAATCCATTGATTGTGATTGTGTCATTAGTCATTAGATAATACCTCTCATCATGTTATCAATCATTAACTTATCATTTTGATAGTTAGTCATTGGGTCTCCGATTTTAGCAACCAGAGTACCGTCATCTAGTACCATATTCACAGGGCGCTTGACAGCCTCCTCAGCCACTTCAAGAGCTCTGGCTAGGACTTTGTCAGCCTGGTCACGAATAACCTCAATTTGGCTTGTTTCTGCTCGTTCTGTGAGTGATTTGAGCCTAAACTGACTAGATACAGTATGTTTACCCAAACCAAGTAAATCCTCAGCGCCAAATTTGAATGCTGACATCTCTTTCTGAACGTATGCTAGACTGTCAACCACATCAGAGCTATTCTGTTCAATACCTACAGCAATACCTTGAGCAATGTATCTACCTACATTATCTCTAAATAGTCGTGACGGACTGTGGATCTTAGCCTTGGCTTGCGCTGCTCTCTCAGCTTGAGCGACAAGCGCATTAGCTGCCGCCGTGACAGCTCCAAGCGCCGAGTACATACCTTGCGCCAATCCTTGGCCGATCATGTTCCCTGCGTATCTCATAGAGCTTACGCCTGACATGGCTGTAGAGCGGATTGAGCTTAGCATAGCTGACATTGCAGCTGTTGCTGATCCAATTCCTGAACGGATACCGTTAGTAATTCCGTTAGAAACCCCACGCCCTGCCTGTTGGCCAGCTTGTGTCATCTGAGTTGCTGATTGCATGACCACAGAGACCATCTGTTGCATGCTTGCTTGCACGGATGATAGAGCCTGAGTCATTGCTGAGCTGATACTTGAGGCAAGTTGAGACATAGCTGATGAGGCTGATGTCGCTGATGAGTTAATCATCGACAATGTAGAGGCCATCATAGAGGCTCCGCTTTGAGCCATCATCATTGCATTAGCTAGAGACATCAACCCTACTTGTAAAGTCATAATGCTTGCCACAGAGCCTCCAAGGCTCGCAAACGAGCTCATGGCTGATGTAGCAAAGGTGCTCATGGCTGTACTTGCCATTGTCATTGTTTCAGGTAGTGTGCTGAGGCTAGTGCTTAGGGATGATAGAGCTGTAGGTAGTGATTGCATAGATACGCTTGCAAGTTGAGCAGATGTAGCAATTAAACTCAATCCTGTCCCTGCTTGTTGTAACCCTGGTCCAGCTGTAGTTATGCCTGAGGCTGCAATAGCAGCAAGTCCAGTGGCCACTGCCGCTAAAGTTCCTACTAAATCAGCAAGGTTTAGATCTACAAGGATTTTAATTCCCTCAGCCATGTATTTAACACCTAGACCAGCATTTTTAGCAGCATTCCCGATACTGTCGAAAATACCTGCAATCCCATCAAGGACATTACGAATAGCTGAACCAAAGGACTCGACTACACTACCAGCGCTCTCTAAAATGGAACTGATTTGCTCGCCAAGAGTCTTAAATAGATTTGTGATACTCTCAATAATTGGGCTGATTTGACTGATCAGATTATTAAACGCCTCTACTAAGGACTGGAGCACTGGAGCTACTGCTTGAACCATTTCGGAAATAGCTGGCATAAATGGAGCTAAAGCCTCAACGATTTGTACAATCGCTCCAGACACAACTGTCACAATTTGTACGAAAGCATTTGAAAGTATTTCAATAATAGGTGTCACAGCCGTTGCTATCTCAGCAATACCTGAGCTGATAGCCGTTATAATCTCGCTAATAGCTGACCCTAATGCTGTAATCACAGGTGCTAACCCACTAAATGAGCTGATAATGGAGCTAATTGCTATCCCAGCAGCTAAAATTAGGGGTGATAACATTGCGAACGCTGAGGCTACAGTAGGTAGCACAGGTGCTACGATTACTAAAGCCTGAGCCAAGCCTTGTAAAGCTAGGTTTAGGATAGTTCCAATAGCGGTACCTACACTGACAATAACATCACCTACAGCTTGTAGGATTGTTGCGATACCTTGCCCTTGTGTTCCCATCAAAGCAAATGCCGCCCCTAAAGCCAAAATAGGGACAGCTAGGGCTGCAATAGTTAAAGGATTGACCATGGATAACCCTTGTCCAATCCCACGAAAAGCAGCACCAACGCCTTGGCCAATACCTCTAGCAGCTGCGGCTACACTTTGCCCAAGACTGCGGATGACAGATACAATTTGCGACCCTATCGAGGTGACAGTTGATGTGGTGCCACTCAATGCCTCTGTAGCTTTACTCTTAAATAAACCAAAAGGGTTGAATGTTTTTAAGAAATTAAAAGCCTTGAAAGCAACTAGAGCTCCACCAATTCCAACTATCAAACCTCTCCAGACATCAGCACTAATTGACTTAGATAATTTTGAAATCCAGCTGATAACTAATGAAATAGCGTTTACTACATGACCTAATGCAGCTCCTATGACATCCCAAGGGATGACATCTCCTAATTTTCCAGCAAGTTTTAAAGCTGCATCTGTGAAATCCTTGAAAGCACTGTAAGCATTTTTAATAGCTCCAGTGTTAGCAAATGCCTCAAGAGCAAATTGAACGCCAGCGGCTAATTCTTGGATAACTACATTTACCAAAATTACCCCATTAGCAATACCCTCAACAACATTACTAAACCCATTGCTTTCACTGGTCAACTCCTCGAAAAGAGATTGCACTGTGACCACAATATCTCTGATTGAATCTGAGATGTAATTAAATACGCCCTCTTTATTAAAAATAGCAAAGAAATTAGAGACCATTTGACCTGCTTGAGCAAATCCATTAGATAAGCCCGAGATAAACCCATCAATGTCAATGCTCTCTAGTAGCCCTCCCAATTTCTCAGCAATACTGTCAAAATTGATTTTTTCAAGAGCGTCAGATACTGCATTGACTGCTTTAATTCCAAACTTGTTAAGTTTTTCAAAGGCTGGCATAAGTTTATTAGAGAGGCTTTCTTTTGCCCCGTCTATAGCCTGGTCAACTGTTTTGAACTCTGTGGCCATCTTTTGGAAAGCGTCTGAGTTCCCTGCACGGTTCATAGCGTCGAAAAAGTCCTCTGTCTTAACTTTTCCATCTTGGACAGCTTTTACAAGCTCAGCCGTAGACATTCCCATCTCTTTTGCGACGGCCGCCATACCAGCAGGAGCTTGCTCCATCATGATCTTAAAGTCCATCCAGGCTATTTTAGGCTTACTTGCCATCTGTGTTGCCTGAGTTGACAGTGATTTCATGGCTTGAGCTGGGTTTTCTGCTGAGGCGGCAAGTCCACCAAAGGCCTTAACTAGACTACCAACATTTTTAGTCCCTACAGCGTCAAGCTGTGAGTAAGTACTAGCCATATCAGATGCTGAGTAGATGGTCTTAGTCGCAAAGTCCTGCATTTCGTCCTTAGCTGCCTTGATTTCCTCAGCTGATCGTCCAAAGGCTTGGAGGTTTCCCTCAAAAGTTTTCCAGGCTTTCTGTGAGCTGTTTAGCTCAGAGGCCATTTCACGGATACCACTAGTAATAGTCCCAATTCCTGTAGTAAGGGCTGAGCTAATCAAATTAGCTCCTAGGACTGACTTGAATACCGAGCCCACTTTTGATCCTGCACTTTCAAGACCTCCAAAAAGGGACTTGAGCTTATTCACTCCAGCCTGAGCGCCTGAGCCATCCATATCAACCTTGATAGTAACTGAACCATCTGCCATTCTGTACCTCCTTTCTAAAATTAGTAGTCAAATTCATCAGGTAGAGCATACTCTTTTTTGAGTTTCTTCATGTTCTCCTTGTACTGCTTACTGTCTCCCTTTTGGGGCTTGTAAGAGCGTATTTTCAGCACCTCAGCAAATTTAGTATCACTGGGTAGCCCATTTAGTAGAGCGTTGAACTTCTTCCAGTGTAGAATGTTCTGAGCGTCTATGAGGTCAATGCCGTAAGCTTGGAGAAATGATGAGTAAATATACTCAGCGTCGTACTTCAAGCTAAAGAGACGATCTCCTCCCTCAGATTGACTCCTGGAGCGTATTTTGCTCTTGATTGGGTTCCCTGCTAGGTCTAGCACTGGTGCTGTATCTTTAGCTGGAATAATTCTGATATGCTCCTCAAAAATCATCTTAAAGATTGCTGTAGCTTGTTTAGGAGTTAAAGCCTGAGTAAAATCTACATCAGTCAAGATTTGAATAGCCAGGAAAGGCTTGTAAAGCTCGTCAATGTCATCATCATTGATCAGCTCTACAACTTTCAAGACCTTGTTAAAAGCGATATTCATTGGATACACATCATCACCAAGGACTAACTCATCTGTCAATTTCCTTGATAGATCCAGCATGTCAGTCACCTAGATATTTTTTGAGGGCATCTGTATTGTTACGTTTCTCCCATTCTGCAATGACCCCTGTGATAGCCTCAAGCAAGTAAGCCATAGTATCGACGGTTGAGCCGTTAGAGAAATCATAGACCTTGTTATAAGCGTCTTGGTCAAACAACTCTGTCCATGACCCTTTTACCAAGTCTTGTAACGTTTCAAAGGCCTTACTGTCTTCTGTGTTAGCTAGTTTTTCGCCATCTTTTTTTAGCTTTTTACCAACTGACTCCATTTTGTGGATATTTTGGTCATTGGCTACAAATTCAAGCTTGAACTCTCCAAAATCAACAGGGATGACATTGTCACGTTTCTTAATTACTACCATTTGTTTTCTCTCCTACTAATTTTTTAAAATCAAAAATAAAAAGGGGAGCCCATTCACTCCCCTAGTTCAAATCATCAACCAACTACAGCAGATTGTTTAGGCGCTGCATTCCAGCTGATAGTGCACTCAAAGGCCTCATACTCAGACGCATCTCCGCCTCCAATTTTGATACCTGAGACAGTAGCGACTCCGACATATTGTGTTTTGCCATCAGCGTCTACGACTTTAAACCAGACATTACGGTCATCTCCAGTTTTAAAGCGCATAGCTGCGATAATGGCCTGAGCTTCGTCCTCTTTGATGTAGTCACCCTCAAAGCTGTATCCACTCTTAACAGACGTCACTACAGTTTTTTTGGTACCGTCGCCATTGTAGTATGCAATGTCATCTGTCTCCTCGTCATTTTCAGGATCAGAGGTTTTCACTCCGTCTGCAAGCCATTTCCAGGCGTCATTACCTGGCTCTGTTGTTGCTGATGTTGCTGTCCATGGCGCAAGAAAGTGTTTGCGCTTGGCGTTCTTCATTTTTGGCATCTAGTTTCCTCCATGTGTTTCTAATTTTGCCGTTACATCTAACATGTAAATATAAAAGCCTTGCTCATCACGGTCATTTAGGAATGGCTGTGATACTTCAAGGCCTCTGAATTGATATGAATTATTTTTGCTAGGTAGTTCCAGATTAAAATCAGCGAGAGCATGATTGATGGCCCACAGGATAGAGCTTGTCTTCTGGTGATCAGTCGTTTTGATTGCCACCTCAAAGACAAGGCTAATGTCCTGCTTGCCGTTCATGTACTCTGTTAAAATCTTCCCACCTGGTAAAGGATAAAGGACTAAATCCTCCCCCTCTGATAAGTAATCAAGCTTACAATCCAGAGGGAGGTTTAGTGTATTGATGAAATCTCTGAGGACTTCTGAAAAATCATTGTTATTCATGCTTTCACTCCCATTGCTCTTAGACCGACTTTCCCCCAGTTAGCAGAATGTAAAGCCGAGGCTTTCAAGTCCCACCGCTTACCTGTTCCAGGTGTAGTGTACTTCTTAAAGACAAACGTCCTAACCTTGTTGTAGCTTGAGCCGTAAAATTGAGCTCTAGCGTAAGGTCCAGGATATTTAACTCCGTCTTTTGTCGCTTGGCCACTTCCGCTAAGCTCACCGCTTTTGCGTGGTACAAAAGGAGTAAAGTCAATCAACATCTGATTAGCTATTGCTAACTTCCCTTTTGCTAATGCCGTTGGGGATACCTTTTTCTCAATCCCCTTTAAATCAACCTTGACAGATACGCCTGTTCCCATCAGATACACTCCACTTCATAACAAAATACCTTTTGTTTATGTGGATAACTGACAGGAACCACAGAGGTCACTCTGTAGTCACGTTCTCCGTCGTTGATTATGGCATTTTTAAAGGTCTTGTCTAAGACGATTGGGCAATATTTAGGGTACACAAATAACGTACTAGGCTTGGACTCCTTGCGGTTGTTCTTCGTACCTTTCACTTGATACTGTCTGTCAAACCTAACAGTTCTAAGGGTCACTGGGCTCTCAAATACTTCTTTCCCCCATCCGTCTTTTTCTCCTGTGGCTTTCTGAATTGTTACAGTATCAATCAATAACCGTTTGTCAATGTCTGTCATAGCCTACCCCCCTGTAGCCAAATCCTGCCGATTTCAGAGTATTTAGAGCGTCAAGTGATAAGTTATACCTAGCACTTTCTAAAGACTGGCTAGAGCTATTCTTGTAGGTGATATGAGTCCGCCCTAAAATCACAGTAGAGACTGATTGCTTATCATCAGCCGTAGTGATCCCACTAGCGTCCAAATATGCTACTTGGAAAGCCGTAGCTAGCTTGACAGCTTGCTTTCTGTGCTCAATTTCTTTTTCAAAATCTACAAAGCTGTAGAAATTGTTAAGAAAAAGGTTGATAGCAATCTCTGCCCTCTTTAGTAGCTTTTCAAAGTCCTCAACTTCATCAAAACCAAAATCCTTAAATTCATCTTGTGTTAAATAAGCGATAGTAACCACCTCCAATTAAAAAAGGCGGTGTTATTTATCCGCCTTTGCTGCTTTTTCTTCCTTGTCAGTACGTTCAAAGAATGGGCTGAGTTCAGGGTGTGTAATTTCACCTTTAGCGTTGAGCGCCTCAGCTGTCTTGACATCCATGTCATACTCTACATCTTTGTCATAGCTTTGCTCTTTGCCGTCAACGATAAAGACAACGTTTGATGTCGCTTTAAATTTAGCCATTTACTTTATTCCTCCACTTCATATCCTTGATTTTCAAAAGCTGAAATCATGATCGGGTCAGATAGGGTAAAAGAAACCCCATCTTTTGTCAAAGTAACAGATTTTTTGACAACTTCCTCTGTCACTTCTTGGTTTTCCACAACTTCCTCTGTGGTTTCTTCTTTTTTCTTAGCCATTAGCTAGCCTCCTTATGCTGATTTGTGAACGTAGATAGCTTTTTTCTTGTTGTCAAGAACGAAAGCGTCGTAACGGATACGGCCCTCAACGAGTTTACCGTTAATTCCTGGTGGGTTGTCGTGGATCTTGTAGTCTTCCAACTTAACAGGAGATGGAGTAGCCACAGGGTGAGCGATAATAAACTCTACATTTTGTGGCAAGCGTGATGTAGGTGTCAAAACTACTGGCAAGCCGTCAATCATACCTACTTGACCTTTGATAGTGATTTCTTGGCCAAGGTCAGAGTTTTTCACAAATGTTGGATCAAGTTTGATAAGTTTGTAGAACTTAGGTGATACATGCAAGACACGGCCAGCTGTTGGGACAAGAGCGTCAGTGAGCTTAACCTGACCATCAAGGACAGCCTCATAAGCGTTCTCTTTAGTCACAGCTGCTGTTGCAATATGATCAGGTGCTGCGCCAGCTACGATTGTTGCAAAACGGTAAGTATCTACTTCTGGGATAACGACTTCTGACAACTGACGTGCAAGGGCTTTTCCAGCCTCCATGACACCATTTGTGTCCTGTTCAGATTTCTTGTCAATCGTGAATGTGAAAGAGCGGTCTTTCTTCATTGTCATAGTTTGAACTGTATTACCAAGTTCCTCAGCGTCACCGTAGCGATTTTGCCCAGTTGTCTTGTAGTCATTCATTCCTGATGTTGGGATAGAGTAGACCTTGACGGTGTCAACTCCAAGGAAATCAAAATCTTGGTTAACAATACCAGTAGATAGGGCCTCTTTAGCAAAGCGCTCATCTACTTTTTCATCAAATTTAGCTGCGTAATTTACTGCCATGTGTAATATTCCTCTTTTCTTTATTTTTGGTTTTATACGCTATCAAAGCCTGCAAATAGGGCTTTGTCCTCTGCACTTAGATGATCGTATCCAGTTTCTGCTGGTGGATTTCCGTGCACAGAGATATTAGGGTTAGGCTGCTTGTCCTCAGCTTGGAATAGGTAAGGGCTTGACTCTTTGAGTGAGTTGATTGTGTCCTCTAATTGAGGCTTTCCATCTTCCCCTAGCTCGATTTTTTCTAGGTCAATGAATTTCATCAAATCCTCTGAGTTGTAAGCTCCTACATCTTTTAAGGCTAGGGCTACAGCGTTAGTTTTAGTGATCTGAGCAAGGTTTGCCTCACTATCCAGCTTGTACTGGTCAAATTGGGCTTTTAGGTCTTCAAGCTGTTGTTTGCTTTCAGCACTTGCTCCCTCTTTGGCCTGTAGATCATTGATAGCTTGGTTTTGTTGCTCAAGCTGTTGTTTTAATGCTTCGTTTTCGGCTTGTAGTTCCGATTTGGCTTGTGACTTGGCATTTTCAATACCTGCACCGTACGCTTGCATAATATTGTCAATGACATTCTTGTCCTCGATGCCTGCCTCAACTAACATTTCACGTTTAAGACTCATGTCTTAACTCCTCCTTTTTTACGTCACATGGACAAATTAAGACAGTTTTACGCCATGCTCCAGGGCAAAAGAAAAACCGAATGGAAATCCATACGGTTTATAGTGGTTTATAGCAATTTATTGCATGAAAAAAGCGCCTAGATCGTTCTAAGCGCTTAGGAAATGGTGGGACGGACATTCCCCACCTCTCAGATACCCTTTCGGGTGCGTGTGCGTCCGATATTTTTCTACTTCATTTCCTCAGTAATATTATATCATCATTACTCGAAAATGTCATAGTTTCTTCCGCTTTTTATAAGTTTGTTTACTTTTTTTGTTCCTTTCTTTTCGTTCATCATCATAAAATGGGTTACAACTTCCCCATTTTTATCCATGACTACAGCGTCCATAAATCTTTTATCGGGCATCTGTTTCATCAAGTTAAATGTATTAGCTCGACCTTTAATGTCCTCTGATAAAATATTAGGATTTTGAATAACCTTATCTATGTTCTGGAACTCCTCTAATGATATTTGGCCCCTATGTTTTGTCAAGATATAAGACAGCATGTGATTTGGTATTTGTACACTTGCTCCAGAATGTTCTCCCAAGACTGAACTTTTAGGTAGGGTGCCTAGATCATAGCTACGGCTAAACAGGTTTTGTAATTCACCTCTTGAAATATCAGGATTTTTTTCTATAGCTGAGTAAGCCTTTGTCAAATCGGATTTTAACTGAGAAACTGGCCTTGGTTTCCTTAGTTCGTTTAATTTATCCAATTCTTTCCTTGCCTTAACCTCTTTCTTAGCTTTTGAATAAGGGTCATCATAGTATTTCTCTCTAGCATAATCACGATGTAGGAAAGGGTGCTGTTTGAGATAGTCTCGCATGGCTCCCTGTTGGATCCTAACCTTGCTCTTATACTTGTCTATTAGCTCCTGGTCACCTAGTTTCTCTGCAACGTGGAGAAATTCCTTGGACTGTCTGATAGACCTCTCTAGGGCCCTCTGTTTGGCCTGAGCGTTTGCGTTTTCTATTGCTTGCTCTGGTGTCAAGTCTCTTAGTTCGTCGGGCAAATCAGGCTTGTAGTTAGCCCCTGGGATGTATGGCGTCATCTCATGAGTACAGTTAATACCCTGACAGCCTCCAGCGTATCCGTAGCCGTAGTCTGATAGCGCCAAAATACGCTCCCCAGCCTCAGTCCTAGCAACTCCAGTAGTTACTATCTGATGCTGCAAAGGAGCGCACATCTCTCTTGCTGTGGCCTTTTTGTGATAGTAAAAGGTATCTATACCTAATTCCTCAGCTGGAGCCATTCTGACCTCACGATAGACTCTCCAAGCCGTCGATTTGATGACTTGCCTAGCGTATGTGTCGGCTTTCCAGTGCTTTCCTTGGCTATCAGTAAAGCCATAAAAGCCTTTCTTTGCCCATTTCATGACTGTATCAGAGATAGCTTTGTCTGAGGTGGTAAGGCCTGTAACAACCTTGGCCACGCTCTCCTGGACTATGGACTGATATACCTTTCTCACGCTCATTGGTAAAGTGGTATTGATAAGGTTGTCTATATCTCCCATAGCCTGATTGACATAAGCAGCTAGATTGGTCTGAATGGTAGAGTTGCCAGCAAAACCACCTCCACCAGTAGCCTCTAAAAGCTGTTGTTTGGTATCTTTGTAGATTTTGTAGCCCTCGTTTTGGATGACGTGCCTAAGCTGTTCCTCAGCAATTCCTGAGCGGTCAGAAATGAGCTTGACATTGTCCTCATTGAGTAGGCCCATCTCATTCATTTTCTCAAGTTGCCAAATATAAGGGTTGTCATCAAGACTAGCAGAGCCACGCTCTTTGATACGATCTATTACCTGGTCAAAAAGGTCAAGAGTTAGCTGATGATATATGTCTGCAACGTTACTAGCGTCAAGCATTAACTGCTCATCATTTAGCTTGATTGGTTTCTTCTTGTCTTTCACTGATAGCCTCTCCCATTTCTTCTACCATTCTCTTTGCTAGCTTTCTCTGCTCTAGCGAGGGGCTTTCAATTCCTACAAATGACCTTACTTGTTGCATGAAATTCTTTGAAAAATATTTTAGTAAGTTCATTCTCCATATACTCCTACATCATCTGGGCTGCGCTCTCCACTAGCCTCATCAATGACATTTCCGCTAATCTCAGCCTTGATTTTTCTAGCTTTCTCAGGAGTCACGTTGAGCACCTTTTCAATGGCCATGACATCCGTAGCAAAGCCAGCATTTACAACCTTAACCCAGTAGTCCAGCTCAGCATTTCGGTCTGTAAAGACTCCATCATCAAGGTTAATGCTGATTTTCTCCATGTCAGGGATGTTTCCCTTGTAGAGTCCATAGGCTTTGCCTAGCTCTAGCATTGAGATAATGAGCTCTTTCAAAGACTGCTCTACCAAGCTGACAATGCTATTTCTCATTTGATAAGTGTCAGAGTTCTCTGATACAACCTCAGTAGCTGTCTTCAAGCTCTTACCGTCAAATGTAAAGGTTCCAGAAGATACTCCTATCTGCATTTCAAAAATAGCCAGGTTTTTATTGATTGCCTTAATGTAGTCATCTGATCGGATAGGCGTTGTAAGGTCAGTAATACCTATGCCTTTGTCCATATCCCCTGAGTCAATCTGTTCATAGACATTACGCCCAGCCTCAAACTCACGCTTGACTGTGACATTCTCGCCCTCCTGATTGTACTCAACTTTAATCATCTGACTAGGAACGGCCACTCTGCGCTGACCCATCTTAACCTCCCACATGAACTCATCATAGGTCGTATTAAGAAAGTCCATTGTAGTCTTGGCATTATCAAAAATAGACAAGCCAAGGGCTGAGTTAATATCTTTGTTGTTCATCCCTGGGGTCTTCAAGTAAGTAAAGAGAGGACGACTCAAGCCGTTCAGGTCTACCACTTCTTCAAGATCCTCATAGAGGTCTGATAGAGGTACCCTAGCGCCTACAATGTTCTGATTATCAGACTTGTAGAGCTCGTTAGTGACTGTATATTTGTCATCTTTGCCCCATTCGTGCAGTTCAATCAGCGTGTAAAACTTCTGCTTGTTACCCTCTGACTTGATTGTCTTAGTAATAATAGCAGCGCTAGAGACGTCCTGTGTGTTTGATTGTAGAGGCAAAAAGACAGGCGCTTGAATGAAAGAGACTCTTACTTTGTCTCTATCAACGTATGGCCTCATAGCTAAGCCACCAAGAGCCAAGCCGCTCTCTAAGTAGCGTTCAAAATTCTTGACAAACCTGTCATCTTGTAGCTGTTTCTGAATGAATTTATTAGCGTCCTTGTCGTCTAGCTTGATTTCAGCCTGCTCATTAAATACTAGGCTTGCAATCTTCTTGGCTGCTGTACGTCCAATAGGCAGATGGTTGAAAGCTCTCTTTTGAGGCGTGCCGTTACTGTCGGTGTATTCAATCTGTGGATAATGTCCTGCATAATACTTGAGATTTTCCCTAATGCGGTCATATTCTGTGGATGACACTGCTATTTTAGGGTGATCAGTGATATTCGTTAAGTTCTGTGCTGTCATCACATACTTGCTCCTTGTAAAAAAATTCTTGATAGTCTGTACTATTCCCATTGTTAGCTCCTTTAGGCTTTTAGTCTTAGCTCTCTAGCGTTATCTAGGACAAAATACTTGAACTCATCTACCGTGTGGTCATCTTCCTTGATGACTTTTGGATCATCAGTATTGAGTGACTTATCATCATATCGGTACATCTTATGCTCCTCAACAAAGATCCTATTAGCAGGAATGTCAAGGTAATAAAAGCGCCCCTCAGCTAATAAGCTAATAACCATATCTATCATGGTCTGATTTTTCTTCTTGGCTACTGGATGCCAGCGCTCGCCATAATCTTTGAAATACTGGTTACGCAAAGCACCCTCAGCACTATCAATAGTCATCTTGAGTTTAGGTACTCTGTACTGTTTCATGACCTTGTCTATAAAGTCATGTATCATCACAGAGAGCTCACTAGGTGCCTTTTTGATGGTCTTGCCAGCTGGGCTATAGTAGAAAGTATCAAGCAAGATAACATTACCCTTGGCAGTGAGGCCATAAGCTCCACAGGCCGTCGCTGATTGTTGGTGTCCTGTATCCAGGGCAAATGATATGCCTATTAGCCTATCATCATCAGGGAGGCTCTCTAGTGGTTTAAAATAGCTCATGTTATAGACATGATTACCTAAACCGATTACCTCGCCTAAATACATCCAACGGTAGTAGTCAGGGTCCGTCTCCTTGTACCGTTCTATCTTGTCTTTCATCTGCTTAGACAAAAAACCTAGCTTGTCATCAAGGTAGGTGCTGTGATGTATCATATAAGTTGGGTCACTAGCTTTCTCTGCCACCCACTCATTTATCCAGTCATAGGGATTTCTTGGAGGGTTGTATGTGAAATAGACCTTGACCTCTTTGCCGTTTGGCAACTCTTGACGGATGAAAGTATCCTCAACTATGTCAATGTCCTCACGGCCTGCGAACTCAGCCAATTCCTCAAACCATACGGCCATTACATAACCTTTGGCTATCTTCTGGGATTTGAGTTTCATTGGATCGTCTACACCGTAGAAATAAAAGGCTGTACCTGTCTTTTTGTGGGTGATTTGTAAGGGAGATTTCCCAAACTTGAACTGATTAGCTAGCCCCATCTCATAGATGGCCCATCTTATCTGCTCATACACTGACATTCTCAAGTACTTACCTACTTTTCGCAAGACTACCACATTACCGTTGGGGTCATTGATAAAGTCATTTACAAGGTCAATAGAGACCACTGATGACTTAGTAGAGGCACGGCCACCCTTTAGCACTATATGGCTCTTGAGTGTATAGAGGACTTCATCAAATACTGGGTTAATCAGTTTCGCTAGGTTCAGTATTGCCATTATACTCACTCCTATCAAATGTAAATCCAGTAATCACTGTGTCATCTTCATCACCAGAGCCTAGTTGAGCCTTGAGGTTATCAATCCTCAAGCGTTGCTCCTCCGTAACAAGAGGGGAGCGTGTGAGCTCGTCGTAGGTCTTAATCATGCTCTTAAGCTCTGACTGAGCCCTTGCCATTGCAGCTAAGGCCTTACCTTGCTTATCCCATGCCGTATGATGTTCATAACCTACACCACCTTTAGCCGTGCTTGTGACAAGGCTTGTAGTATCCTCAACATCCTGCACATACAAAATACGCTGAGCATGTAGTAGATTGGCATAGGTCAGCGTGATATTTTCCCAGAGTATATCTATAGGCTGTTTTTCCGAAAGCTCTTGCGCTATCTCATATACCTCTTGAGGCAAATACTTAGCAAATAGTCCATGTTTGAGGGCGTTAGTATTCCCCTTAGGTGCTCCATGCCCTAAAGCGTTCTTACTACCCTTAGGAGCACCCCTTGGATTTTTGGAGCGTTCCGTATTTTTCTTTTGGAACGTTCCTTTTATTTTAGGTTCCCATTTGTCTTTACTTTTCCAACCTCGGACAGTGCCAGCTGAAACACCCAAACGCTCAGCAATCTCAATCAGTTCAATGTTTCCATTGTTTTCTGAATAGATTTCAAATGCTTTGTCTCGGTTGGGGTCTCTTGCTCTACCCAAGCCTAAACCTCCTGCTGTTTATTTGTTTTGAAATATAAAAAAGCCACTCAAAGAGTGACTTAGTGCAAGCAGACTACGGACTTGCGGTGTTAATTAGAAATTACTTTTTTCTTTTTTTATTTTGTGTAGTCTTTTTTGCGATATTAAAACATCCTACTCTATCGCCACTGGTAACCCAAGCCAGCAGTTTTTCAGAAGCTTTTCTAGGTCGTTGCCTAAGGTGCCTTTGCTTTAATTCTTGATACTACCATTCTAACAGATTTTAGACTTCATGCGCACTCACTTTAGCTCACTTTGTCTATGATAGTCTCCTCTAGTTCAGACTCAGCCTGTTTGCGTAATCTGTAATAGGTTGCCTTACTAATTCTCAAATTGTCGCAAATATCCTCAATGTAGGTCTTAGTAATGTAAGTCATTCTAAGGACTGACCTGCTTTTTGGATTTTTAAGCCTATTGATCATTCTACCTAGCTCAAGTTTCCTGTTAATAACTTCCTTGGTATCCTGTTCTATAGCCTCTTTCATCACGACAAGCTGAGTATAGACATCATCAACTTTTCTAGTCTGTCCGCCTTGGACTTTGACGTCAGTCCATTTGGGGCTTGAGAGCAAACCTGCCTCAAGCTCGTTAATTTCGTCTATACGGCTTTGGATGTCCATGTCCAGATCCTGCAACTCTTTCAAGAGCTCTTTAGCCTTATTCACTCTCTGTCTCCTTTGTGATATAATAATAGTGTTTGAAATTATTGCTGAGGCAGAGAGTGTCTTGGCTTTTTTATTTTACAAAAGGCTCACTACAATCCACATTAGAGCCCAAAGAACGAGATACCAGTAAATAACTTTTCCCAGGACCTCCAACCAAGATTTTTCTGTATCACCTTTCGGATTTCCAGTAATCGCAGTAATGAGCAAATCAATTCCGACAGCCTGCCAGAATGTTATTCTTTGGATTTCAAATGTTGCTGCAATGATGTTATTCCAACCGTACTGAATGACTACTCCTGCGAGCCATAGACTGATAAATAAGGTTAGTATCATACCTAAGCAACTGCCTGCTGCTTTTGGTAAGGAGTCTTTATTTTCGTTTTTCATCTTTTTCCTCCAAAATCCCCTTGTTTTCGTAGATGTTGCCGATGATTTCAAGACTATCAGCAATCTCTTTGGCATCCTCTTCAAATTCCTCTAAAATTGCACAGTCTGCAATAAATTCAACCTTGCCTTTTTGTTCCACGTAAAAGCCTAGCGTGTTATGTCTCTTCATACACATAACATCTTTACCATTTGTAATAATATCCCCCTCAAAGATTTCCTTGCCATTTCTGTCAAAAAGGCCTGTTGATTGCATGAGGATTGCATTCCTGATTTCAACTTCAAATACTTCCGTCTCTACTGGAAAGCCATCTTCATAGTAAAGTTTTCTTAGCACAACAGTCTCATTTTCAAAATCAATGCCTTTAAGGTCGTTCGTCATGGTATCAGCCTCTGAAATCCATGCTCTAAACTTTGGTCTCATAATCTCACCTCGTCTCCAATCCTTAAAGACTCATAGTTTGTTTGAGTAACTACGAAAATGCCGTAGTTCTGTATTGTGATCGTGTAGAGTTCACCAATCTTCTCCTTGTGGACGACTCTGCCTTTGATTTCTGCGCCTTGATTGTCAGCTTTATAGACGATAATTGGGCGCTTTTTTTCAAGATTTTTAATGTGGACGCATTGCCAGATATTCAAAGTGGCTGACAATACAATCCATATTGCGATAAATCGTTTCATGTCTCCCCCTCTAAATAATTTTACCGTCGAAAATCAGGGTAATTGTCCCTGTTCCGTTCTTATTGTCAGATACCAGAGCCCGACAATCGCCGCTTAATTCGACACCCTCGATCGTGATACTGCGTTGAGACTTATTGACGTGAATGATCGTGTCATTTGATGTCTTAATTCTCATATCAGCCCCAATTTTTTATTATCTAGCATGTAACCCTCAATAGTAATTTCTTCCATGCGTTCCTGGTTGAAATGTTTCATTATTTCAACTTGTGTGGTAAGAGAGGTGATAATAAATCCTTTTCCTTGCCTATTCTTGACCGTTGTTATAGATACCTGCTCTTTTCCTTTCTGCCATTTCAGGCTTTCGTCGTAAGCCTTAGAAAAGGCCCTAGTATACATCTTTTTACGTTGCCGCTTGTTCATCTGCTGCCTCCTGTGTTCTAGCTATACCAGCAATGCTGTCTTTATAAAAAGTAGCTTTTTTTCTTTCTTGGGATGAGACCCCAAAATAAGAAAAGCAAATGTTTTCAGTGTCTGGTTTATAATCTTTAACATCTTTAAAATATGCTGTGTTACCATTCTTAAAATAAATTACAACATTCATCTTAACTTCCTCATTTCTTCAAATAATCAGGGATTTTCATGACCTCCATCTCAACCTCTATCCGTGGATTTAGACTGTAGAACTTGCCTACGTCATGCAGAGCTATCTGACCGTCATCCTGAAAGACGATCCCTGACATACTGTCATAAAGGGCTTTTTCGTAGTTGTCTATGTCAGGCTTTTTTCCTACAGGGATAATCTCATCCAGGAGGGCCTGTTGGTTCTTCTTGATCTTGGAAATATACTGAGGAGGCTTGATGTAAAATCTAAGCTTTGCCCTCAGAGCTCCCTCAAGAATAGGCTGACCTATGTACTGATTAGCAATGAGCAGCTGGCAATGATTGCGCCATGTTTTCATGCCCTTGTCTTCGTAAGTCGTTGTAAAATTTCCACGTCTCGCAAACCGTGGCCGTGATTGAGGTTTAGGCTCAATGTTCAGGGTTAATTTCATCTTAACTAAGCTCCCCTCTCAATCCACAGAGATCAAAAAGATTTTGTTTGTTAGCCTCGATATATTCAAAGAATATTTGTAGCTCAGCTAGTTTTCTTTTTTCTTTCTTCACTCCTAAACTTGTATGGTATTCTACGTCCTCCTCAGGTTTTGCCTTAATGTCTAGCCAGTAGAGAGGCTCAAAAACGTCCCCATTTTCATCCAAAGACGGCTCTGCGTCCTGGTTTCTAAAAACCATCTTCATATCATAGCCAATCATGTTCTCAATTTTGATTTCTTTATTTTCAATCTCGATTACGATTGATGTTTTTGGGACATTGATTTTAGTTATCATGTTCTTTCTCCTGTAAAAATTCATTGTAAACCTTAGTAAAAATCTCTATTACTAGGTTTTGTGGAATGTTTGACCGTTCATTGTATGACTTAGAGAATTTTCCCCATTCAATTTCTTGCTTGATAATGTCATTTTTAAGACCTAAATCAAGATTACTAGCAAACTTTGTGGGTTTCTGCAAAGGGTAGTCATAATTGTTGTAGCGTGTGAGATTGAGATGTGGGAGCTTGAAATCCATGACATCCTCAATATATTTCCACAAGCGCCCACTTGCTGGGTTCTCTATGATGAAATATTTAGGGTTATACCGCTTGATGATCTCAATGGTATTGAAAGCGCAAAGCTCCCCATTTACCCTTTTCATAAATTGACGGTCATACTGATAATTTATATAGACTTTCTCGTAGTCAGAGGCGTTCCTAATCGTAAACATGCTAGGCTCCCTTTGTGGAGCAAAGAGGCTATCTGAGAGGTCTTCTTGTTTCCAGCAAGCGTTACCCTCGCACATAGCACTAGCATTACTCCAGCTTTCACATGGTGGGCTAGCTATTATCAAATCAGGTTTTGGCAACTTGTCAAGCGTATCAAAAAGCGTGTTATCTCCAAATAAGCGCTTGTAATCTGCAAGGTCCAGATTTATAAAATGATCGTTCTTGTTTTCTATGTCTATTCCGATTGGATAGATGTCAATGTTAGCCCCCCCCGAACTATTCAGGGCTTTCACGCCTTTTGTATAGCTACCATTACCGCTGTCAAACAATGCCCAAACAGTCATTTTAATTGTCAACACTTTCCTCCTCAAACTTTACAAATGTTAGCCAGTGAGTGGTACCTCTTTGTTGACCAAATAAGGGCTTGAATGGTATCACCTCTAGTAATTTCTTTACATTTATCTGACAATCAGACCATTTAAAAACTAGTGTGCCTCCAACTTTTAGAACTCTCATACATTCTTCAAAACCTTTGGCCAAATCTTCCGACCAGGTAACTTTGTCCAGCTGACCATACTGAGCTTTCATGATTGAGTTTTTACCTGCCCATTTTAAATGAGGTGGGTCAAAAACAACCAAATTAAAAGTATTATTTTCAAATGGCATGTCACGAAAATCACCAATAACATCAGGGGCTACGTTGACCTTTTTGTCATGTATCTCAAATGTTTCTTGCCTAATATCCATGAAAGTTGTATGCCTCTCGTTTTTATCAAACCAAAACATACGACTTCCACAGCAAGCGTCAAGTATTTTAATATCTGACATCGATACCTCCTAAAACGGCAAGCCGTCATCTGGTAGATCAAATGGGTTAGGATCGACAAAAGGCGAGCTATCTCCATTTTGGAAACTGTTGCCTTGCCCTTGTCCGTGCTGACTGTTGCGACTCTCTAACAGAGCGACGCTCTCAGCGACTACTTCGGTTACATATCGACGCTGACCGTCTTTCTCGTAAGACCTGACTTGTATGCGTCCAATGATCCCGATAAGAGAGCCCTTGCTGCAATACTGAGCAATGACGTCAGCTGTGCCTCGCCACGCTTGAAAATTGATAAAATCAGCCTCACGCTCTCCATTTTCATTCTTGAAATTGCGATTGACCGCAAGTGTGCCCTGCAAGCTAGATACATTGTTAGGCGTTTTTCGTAGGTCAGGAGGCGCTACAAGCCTCCCAACCAATGTGACGTTATTGATCATCTAATCCATCCCTTCGTACAAACTTTTTCCAAGTTGTTCTTCAAAATCTTTTTCATCTTCGGGGTCTAATGCGGCCAACTCTGTGACAACTCTTATTTTCGTTTCTCTACACGGCTGGTAACCGTATTTGGCATACCTCAACATCCTATTAAATGTGCTTACGGGATATGGCAAAACATTATCAACAACTAAACGTTTTGTGTGCAAATGCTCAAAGAAATCCTCATGAAATATGACTTCAAAAACAGCCATATAATCATCTTCATCCAAATTGTCATAGTTTTTGTAATAAGCAAACTTCGTTATTGTGAAATCAAAATTCGAAATAACTTGTTTTGGATTTCCGTATGTGTTTCTGATGAGCTCTAAACGAACTTTATCTTTTATAGAATATATAGACCAGCAATTTTTGTTTTCGTACGAAAATTTCCAGTCTTTTGGTTTCTCTTTTATAAGTTGTTTATAATATCTCTGAGCTTCGATAAAATCCTGGTTGTTTTCAAAGAATATGTCTAGGTCTTTAACTGGTTCGCCATTGAAAATATTCTTAAAGCAACCTCCAGCGATATATCCTTTATGTCCAACTAGAAATTTATCAAGCCACCAAAGTTGTCTATAATTAAGTAAATCACTCTTTCTAAAATTCATATTCCCCTCCTGGATTGTGCCACCATACCACCAGGTCATCCTGATTGTCTCTGATGTACTGATCAAATCTTTCAAAGTGGACGATAGCCTGTTTTAAGCGTTGCATACCCTCTCCAGCTTTTGAGCAAAAGCCACAAACTTTAAAGACAGGCTCAATCATGTCAATAATTTCTACGACTTGGCCATCGAGGTTCCAGACGCTATCCTCTCCCACCTTAAAATCTAGGATAAACTCATCCCCTAGGTTGTGGATAACCTGCAATCTCTTGCCGTCCGAGTAGATTGATACGCTGTCAGATATTTCTCTAATTTCCATACTTCCTCCTAAAACGGTAGCAATTCAATACAAATCCAGTCAGCAGCTTTTTCCCTAACCTTATCAACATAGGCATTAAGTAAGGATTCCTCAGTTTTGTATGTTGTTTGGTTTTCAACACTTTCATTCCAACGAATAAAACGAGGTTTGAGACCAGGCCATCCAGACCTGCCAAATAACGCAATACATTCCTCTTTGTTTTGATGTATAGCGAATGTAATACCATGTGGGCAGCCTGTGTCATGAGTTTCTAGTATATCTTTTACTTGTTTACTCATACTTACCACCCACATTGATCATTGAGTTCAGCCTGAGTCAGTGGCTCAATACGTTGATAACCGCTGACTTGATAGTTCTTTTTAAAATCAAATCCAAGTTGACTTAGACCAGCCTTGAAACGGTCTTTTTCGGCTGTGTCTACAAAATACACTTCCAAAGTCATTTTTTGGCTATATCGTTTCAGGTCGTTTTCAGCCCCTCTGAGAGCGTTGGGCTCATTTTGAGGGATTTGCCCACCGTCCAAGATTTCGCCTGACTCTGGGTCAAATTTTGGGGTTTCCGTTGATTTTGGAGCCTGTTCTTGCTGTTTAGTTTGTTGAGTTGCTAAAAGCTCCTGATTAGCTCGTTCTGCTCGTTCTTGAGCCTGCCTGAGTTCTTCCTTTTGCTTTTCAAATTCATAGTCAGCTTTGATTTGTTCAAAAACCTCAGCAAGAGTCAAGTCTTTCAGTTGTCGGATGTACGGTGAGTCAGTCATGCCATACTCAGCACATAACCCTGAAATAGCTGACTTAGCCTTTTCAAATTCTTGCTGTTTCTGAAACTCAAATGTGACCATGTCATCAAGTGACTTCATAGTGGCTTTTTTAAGCGTCACGCCGTCTGCCATGAAATCGCTAGCCTTGACATACTCAAGGGCCTTTTCATCAAAGAGACGAGGATCCAGCATGTACTCAGCTGATTTGTTGGCTATGTAACTCTTAACCGTATCTATTTTTAGTTGTCTTTGATGTTCTTCAATTTCCTTGATACCTTTATCAAATTCACTAACTACGGTTGCAAATGGTTCAATAATTGACTTTGCATAACTATCCCATGTGTTAGCCGTCTCTGATAGCAAGTTTTTAGTGTCGATACGGATACGATTTTTAGACTCAATTAGCTTATTAAATTCAGCTCGCTTTGCCTTGTCGTCTTTGAGAGTACTAGCTGTAGGAATATAGTCCTTGTACTTCTCAGTAGCCTCTATGAGGTCTTTTTCAAAAGACTCTCTAGTAAGTTCATCCGTTGCGATCATCTCATAGATTTTATTGATTTTCTTGTCATCAATAACCTGTAATTCTTGCATGTTGTCCTCCTAATATTCAAGTTCGCCGTCTAGCAATTCGCCCTGTACTGGCTCCTCATTTTGAGTAGGTTCAGGATCTACATGATTTGCCTCTTGCTCTTTGTTGAATTGATCAATCTGAGCCATCTTGCGTGCTACTACATCCTCACGGCTCTCTTGAGGTGTGACGTCTTTAGGTTCTCGTAATTCGTCTACCTCATAAAGTCCTCCTAGTTCGTTAGGAAAAGCATTTCTTAATGCTGTCACCATTGCTACCTTATGTATCATGACAGCTGGCTTTTCGTCCCATGTGTTAGGTTTGTTCTCTTTCCCATATTGGTTGACTTTCCCCTCTTTTCTGATTTTTGAATTATCGTACTCAGTGAAAGTTACCTCTGCTTTTGTTGGATGTGTACGATCTTTCCTATACACTACTGCCCAAGCTCCCAGGATTTCGGCGCCTCGTGGCAAAAATGCACCCTCTGACCGTTGGATTTCTCCGTCTTTCTCATAGATAATACCTGAGTCCATCCCGTCAAATTGGGGGTGGGCGTCAGCTTTTTTCTGAAATGCCTTTAGAGCAACGACTATCTGGGCTGGTTGATTTCCATATTTGATGAAATAAATCTCTCTTGTGAAAGGATTTAGATTTTGTACTCTTGCTTGAGCAATGAAATAAGCAAGTTCCTCATCACTAGCTTTACCTTGCGGGTCAAGATATTTCCTAACAATCCCACTTGTCAAAGTCTGTGGATTTTCTAAAAAATTTTTCTCTGCGGTTTGAATATCATTAGTCATTTTCTTCTACCTTTCGTTGTGTTCTCTATTCATAGGCTAACAATCTCCTACATAGATCCATTGACCAGCGCTGAAAATCCAATCAGCTGGATCACGTTCTTCCATTGGTTCAGGAGGCTGCAAGTAATCACGGTCATAGTCAAAGGTGCCAAATAGTCCTCTGTCCATGTGCTGCCTCCTACCCTGCCATGTCTTGATATACATCAATCAGGCGTTGTTGCATTGCGACTGTATCAGCATACCATCCGCGACTACGTCCAAGCTCCATATTTTCCTCCAAAAGCTCTTTTAGTAGGTCATTTTGTTGCTTGATGATGTCTTTAAGCCGTTTGTTTTCAGTTTGGAGAGTTCTGACGTCAATTAGATTGCTATTTGATTTTGATTGGCCATCACCCCAAAGGTCATCTAGTCCAAAAAATTCTTTCAACTTGTCTAACATTATTCTTCCTCCTCATCATCTTCTGTCATGTTCTGCTTAATCGCCTCATTTGGGCTCATGCCATCCAATACATCCTTGATGACATGTGAGATGTCGTGGGTTACTTTCAATATCTTCCCTAAGTCACCAGGCAACTCCAAAAGTTTTACAGTTAGCAATCCTAACATGGATAATTTATGTAACTCCTCTTGTAGCTGTTCGATACGTTCAATTTTTTCTTGTTGTGCTTTGATAATTTGGTCTTTGTCAATCATGATTTTTTCTCCTGTGGATAACTCAGTTATCCCTTTCTTTTATTTAGATTAGTAGTAGTTTGTTGTAAGTTAGTAGTTATTACTAAGTTAGTGCCGTAAGGCTTAGATTATTGTATAGTTAGTCATTATTATTTATTAGTTATTATTAGTGTCGGATTTTTCAACTTTTGAACTTTTCAACTTTGTAAAATTCAACTTTTGAACTTTTCAACTTTGTAAAATCAGTAAGTTGTAAATGAACCCTTTTACTATTCTGTGGATAACTCTTTCTCAAGATTACTTACCCAATACTCCCAATAACTATCTGAAATTGGTACGTCTTGAACTAAAGGAAAGTTCTGGATACCTTTACCACGGCCAAAGCTCTTACGATAGACACGGATATAGCCAGCCTCTTTCAGCTCATCAAAAGCGGCCCTGTGAGCGTCACGCCCATTCCTGGAACGTTTTGAAAGTTCATCAATGTAAGGACGCCATGTGTCCTTGTTAGACATCAGTACCAATAGCAACCCTTTAGCTTGCAAGCTCAGTTCTGAGTTTTGAGCTGAGTGGTTGTTCATCTGAGTGTAGTTCTCGTTGGTATTCCTGATTATGTACTGCATACCTCATATTTAAGCCCCTTTCTGTAACTCTCGCTTGTTCATGCCTAGAATGATGTCATAGTAGGAATGACCGGCAGGGATGACATATCCTGTCAGATCGTCAACTTGAGAGCCGTCTGCCATGATGTTTACAATCCGTGGCTCCCATTCCTTTTTTACTGTTTTCATGATATAATTACCTCGTAAAGTATTTTGCTTAGTCCCTCAATGGAATTGCCGTTCCAGAGGGGCTTTTTTATTTCTATCCTGTTAAGTATTCCTGATCAAGGAACTTGTTGATAAAGTACTGTTGGCCCTTACCAGTGACCTTAGTAGTTGTACTGACTGTAGTATGGCCGTCAGGATGATTGATATTTGTCTTTTTGAGTTCAAACAGTCCAAGCTGCATACTTTTCTGAGTGGGCTGATTCCAAGACTCTCCACGACGACTAATTAGATAACCATGGGCTCGTAGCCACTGAAAGAGTTTGTTTTGTCCAATGTCAATCCCATTCTGTTTCAAAATTTTAGCTAGTTCACCAATCAGGCAAGATGACTTACTTGCACTCACTGCATCGGCAAATAGCACCTTAGGACGGTCAGCCTCAATCTGAGCCTCCAGCTTGTGGACTTTCTGATCAGCCATGAGTAAAGCTCTTGCCATAATCTTCTCAGGGCTGTTGTAGTCCTTTTCAATTTGGATAAAGTAGGCTCTGACCTCTTGACCCTTAACTGTTTTAGACAACATTGCTAAATGTTTGGCTGTATCTAAGGTTAAAGCGTAGTCATCCAGATATTGAGTGTTTCCATTTCCACCTTTAACGGGTGTACCTCCAGGTACGCCTGTAAAATCGTACCCCTCCACAAAATCCTTGATATTTTGTTCAAACCAAGCGCTAAATCTTTTCTTGACCTCTAGCGTCTGATGTAATTGCCTAGCTGATACAATGGGCTCCTGCTTTTCATTAAGAGTTACATTGATGAGTTCGTTCATATTTGCTCCTTTCTATGCTATTTGTTCACGAACATGAACTTTAGGTGTAAAAAAATATTCATGTAATTGATTTACATCAATATCTAACAACTCTGAGGCTTTTGCCATCTCAAAATCTTTCCAAGGAACTCTATTATTCATCTTTAAAGAGATTGAGCGCTCTGAGAGCCCCATTGCTTGAGCAAAGTTGTATTGAGTGCCATACTTTTCAACAATCTTTCCTGCAAGCTTTGAATAATCGTTACTCATTAGCTGACTCCTTTCTTGTTCATTTTTCATGAACTATTTTACAAAACATATTCTATCACGTTGAATGAACCTAGTCAAGCAAAAAATTCATTTTTTATGAACTTTCTCTTGAATTTTTGTTCAATATGGTTTATAATAGGCTTATGAACAGGAAAAAGGAGGAGGTTTCATGAGGAGTAGCAATCCATCCGAGCGACTAAAACAGCTCATGTCCGAAAGAAATTTAAAACAAGTTGAAATACTTGAAAAATCATTACCTTATCAAAAAGAATTAGGAATAAAAATGGGGAAAAGTACACTTTCTCAGTATGTTAATGGTGTACAATCTCCTGACCAACACAGAATTTACCTACTTTCTAAAACGCTTGAAGTAAGCGAACCTTGGCTTATGGGCTACGACGTTGAGAGAAAACGTATACCAGATAGTGAGCGTAACTCAATATCAAATGAACAGCCTGAAATCTTGCCTATCTACAACAAATTAGAGAAACCTAGACAAGAGAAAGTCCTTAGCTATGCTAAAGACCAACTTGAGGAGCAAGAAAGCTCTAATATTATTTCTATTTTTAACAAGCCTCAAGATGATGAGGACTACATTACTGATTATGTAGAGGGTTTGGTAGCTGCTGGACATGGAACATTTCAGGAAGACAATCTCCACATGGAGGTAAGACTGAGAGCCAATGATGTTCCTAACGAGTATGACACTATTGCTAAAGTAGCTGGCGACTCAATGGAGCCACTTATAGAAGATAACGATCTATTATTTATCAGAGTAGCTAGTCAAATTGATGTCAACTCAATCGGTATCTTCCAGGTAAATGGCAAAAACTTTGTTAAAAAATTAAAGCGTGATTTTGATGGACGCTGGTACTTGCAAAGTCTAAATAATAGCTATGAAGAAATCCATCTAACAGAAAATGACGACATCCGTACAATCGGGGAGGTCGTAGATATTTATAAAGCTTAAAAAATTTAGCACAATTAAGAAAGGAATATAAAATAATGGCTAAATATGTAAAACGTTGTCCAAAATGTGGCAGTGATCAAATTGAATACATGATGCAGGACCGTAAAGGTTTCAATGGTTGTGTTGGGTGCATCGGCTGGATGATTGCCTGGCCATTCGTCCTCCTCGGCCTGGTTGGTAAAAAAGGAAAACACAACTGGCGCTGTCGAAACTGCGGATGCGTCTTTAAATCTAAAAAATAAAAAAAGCCCCACGCTCTCAAACTTTGGCGAGTCTGAGCGTGAGGCTAGCAATTACAAGAAAGGATTTTCATGGAGATAACCTCGCATGATGTCTTTTCTTGTACCTATTTTATCATTTTTTAGGAAATTTTGAAAGAGGTACTACAATGAAAACTACAAATAAAGTGGCTATATATGTCAGGGTGTCTACCACCTCGCAAGTTGAGGAGGGGTACTCTATCGATGAGCAAAAAGCCAAACTCTCTAGCTACTGCGATATTAAAGACTGGAATGTATACAAAGTATATACTGATGGAGGTTTTTCAGGATCCAATACTGACAGACCAGCGCTAGAGGGACTTATCAAAGACGCTAAAAAAAGAAAATTTGACACGGTTCTAGTCTATAAACTGGACCGTCTTAGCCGTAGTCAAAAAGACACGCTTTACTTGATTGAGGATATTTTCATAAAGAATAATATAGCCTTTCTGAGCCTACAGGAAAATTTTGACACCTCAACTCCTTTCGGTAAGGCTATGATTGGGCTCTTGAGCGTCTTTGCTCAGCTAGAAAGGGAGCAAATCAAGGAACGTATGCAGCTTGGGAAAATAGGACGGGCTAAAGCTGGAAAATCTATGATGTGGGCTAGGACGTCGTATGGATACGACTACCACAGAGAAACAGGAACCATTACTATCAATCCAGCTCAGGCTCTGGCTGTTAAGTTTATTTTTGAAAGTTACCTGAGAGGGAGATCGATTACTAAGCTGAGGGATGATCTAAATGAGAAATACCCAAAGCATGTGCCTTGGAGCTATCGGTCTGTCAGGGCTATACTAGATAACCCTGTCTATTGTGGTTTCAATCAGTTCAAGGGAGAAGTTTATCCAGGTAATCATGAGCCAATAATTACAGAGGAGGTATACAACAAGACCAAGGAAGAGCTGAAGATCAGACAAAGGACAGCAGCAGAGAATGTCAATCCTAGACCATTCCAAGCAAAATACATACTATCAGGTATTGCCCAATGTGGATATTGTGGCGCACCTTTAAAAATTTTAATGGGAGTGGTGAGGAAAGACGGCACTAGGTTCATCAGGTACGAATGCCATCAGAGACACCCTAGGAAAACTAAGGGCGTGACTGTATACAACAATAATGAAAAATGTGACTCAGGATTTTACGAAAAAGATGACATAGAAAACTATGTATTGACAGAAATCAGCAAGCTACAAGATGACGCTGGTTACCTGGACAAAATATTTTCAGACGACAATGCCGAGACCCTAGACCGTGAAAGCTACAAGAAACAAATAGAGGAGCTGTCAAAGAAACTCAGTAGACTAAACGATCTATACATAGATGATCGCATTACTCTTGAGGAATTACAGAACAAGTCAGCTGAATTTATAAGCATGAGGGCTACTCTTGAGACTGAACTAGAAAATGATCCTGCGCTTGGAAAAGACAAAAGAAAAGCCGACATGAGGGAGCTGCTAAACGCTGAAAAAGTATTTTCAATGGACTACGAAAGCCAAAAGGTACTTGTAAGAGGGATTATAAATAAGGTCCAGGTAACAGCTGATAAAATTGTTATCAAGTGGAAAGTATAAATAATTTTAGTAACCTACATTTCTACCAAAGTGAAAGCTTTCGCCTTGGCTTTTTTCAAATTTGTCATAAGTTTTTTCATTTTAAAAATTTACCTCCA